GTCAAAGGACAATCTAAGGGTGGAGATTATAAGTCTTGGCAGTTTACTACCTTAGAAGGTGGCTTTATTTCTGAAGATGAAGTAGAGAATGCCAAAAAAAATTTAGACAAGAGAACTTTTGAGCAAGAATATCTTGCAAGTTTTCTTACTGCTGCAAATAGAGCAGCATATAATTTTAGTAGAGATATTCATTGTAGAGTAATGGATAAATCTCCAAGAATGTTTTGGGGAATCGACTTTGGGGTAGCATCATATATGACTGCTATCCTAATGTGCGAGAATACAGCAGGAGAAGTTTATGTGTTTGATGAAATTGGATTACAGAACTCAAATACATTTGAATTGGCAAAGCTAATGCAAGAAAAAGCACCAAGACTTCCAGTTTATCCTGACCCTGCTGGTAAAGCAAGAACAAGTAATAGCACAAAGTCTGACCATATGATATTACAAGAAGCTGGGTTTACAGTCATTAGTAAGAAAGCTAATCCAACTCAGAAAGACAGACTGAATGCTTTGAATAAGATGTTAGAAGATGCTACAGGTAAGCATCGTTTATTTGTCAATCCTAACTGCAAGAATCTGATTAGAGATTTAGAACTTTGCACCATGGAGAATGGACAAATATTAAAAACAGAAACCTTATCACACTTTTTAGATGCTTTATGTTATCCGATGGATTATAGATATGGCTTCAAAGGACAAGCAAAGGCAATAGAATGGTAGAATTAATCTTAGGATTCTGTTTAGGGGTTATAGTTAGCATGATAAGTGCTATGGTATGGGGATACCAATTAAGTATAAAAGAAGACAAAGAAAACAAAGAACTCATCAAGGAGTTCACAGACCGATATATGGATAATATGCAGTCTGATGAGATAAAATTTTATAAAAGGTATAAATCATGATAATTTATAATTTGACAGAAAAGATGTTGTATGATCTACTCATGGAAACCATTGAGGATGGATACAACAAAGAAATGGAAGAAAGAGAAAGATTGTTAGACTACTATGAAGGAATCAATCTTGAAAATGATATTAAAGGATACTTCGATAGTGAATCTCTTTCACAAATCCCACCAATGTATATCAATCTTGTAAGAAACATCATATCAAGAAGAGCATTGGTATATCAACAAGCACCAATCAGATACAATGAAAAGTATTCAGAAGTCATTGGTGACTTAGATTCGTTTATGAAACAATTTGAGCAACTGACTTATTTATTGGGTACAGAAGCATTATACACTCATTGGGATGACAATCAAAAGAAACTAAAATACAGACCGATCCATTTCTTTACACCATTTTTCAAACCAAACGAAGATGAACCTTTTGCTATTATGTATCAAGCAGAATCACATCTACAAGCACGAACAGAAGATGCACAATATATGTTTTGGAGTAAAGACACAGAAGATATGGAAGGGAAACACTTTATGATTTCATCAAGAGGTGCTATTACTTCAATAGTTCCTGATGATAGAAATCCTTATGGAGATATCTTGCCATTTAACATAGCACATAGACATCCATTCACTAGAGATTTCTTTAGAGAAGGTGCTTCAGATTTAGTTGATGGTATGAGAAGTATCAATATTATGCTAACAGAATTAGCTTTGCATGGTAGATTCCAATTAGGACAACCAGTCTTTACAGGATTAGATACTGAACAACGAATCCAAATGGGACAAGACAAAGCATTGGTATTGCCAGAAGGTGCGAACTTTAATTATGCAACACCAAATGCAAATGTCCAAGCAATGATTGAATCAACCAAGTATATGGTAGATAGTATTGCACAATCCAATAATGTAAGAATTAATTGGACTGATAAGAGTCAAGAATCAGGATTATCTAAGAAGATGAGTCAATTAGATTTAATGGATGCTTTAAGATCAGACACAGAACAAATCTACAGACCATTTGAGAAAGAACAGTTTAGAATTGCTAAAAGAATATGTGAAGTATCAGGTGGTATTAATCTTGGCGACCAGTTTAGTGTAGACTTTGCAGAAAGAGAAGTGCCTATGAGTACTGATGAAGAAATCAAATACTATTCTTGGGCATTCCAAAATGATTTAGAAACAAGACAAAGTTATTTAAGAAAGAAGAATCCTGACTTACAGGAAGAAGAAATTACTGCTATTGTGGAACAGATAGATGCTGAACAACCACAAGCACAAGAAGAAACATTAATCGACCAAATTATTAAAGCTCAACAATAATGGCAGAATTAGACTTTTATCAAAAAGATATAGAAAAAATCCAGAAGAAACTTTTGAATAAGATTGAGAAAGTTCTTGCTGGGCTTGTTGTATTAGATGATGCAGCATTAGCACAAGCATTCCAACAGATTGACTTTGTTGATGACTTAACCAAGTTAGGATTTCCTGCTTTACTTGATAGAGTAAAAGGAAGTTATGATAAACAAGTAGTAACAACAATAGCTGGATTAAGTGCTGCACAACGAAGCAGACAAACAGTAGCAGCAGTTCAAGCTGTTGAGGTTTTAGGATTATTAGACTTATCAACTATCTCAGCAGGAGTTACAAGATATGCTAATGAATTAAAGACTGCTATGTTTAGAGGATTGCTAACTGGTGCAAGTTCTGCAAGTATTATGGAAGGACTTAATCAAACCTATGGAGTAGGCAAAGCACTAAGCAGTAAACAGCAAGTAGCATTATTGAATGATAGCTTTGCAAGATTTGCAAGAACAACTACTGGAAAATTATTTGAAGATGTTCCTGAACAAAAGTTTGAATATGTTGGACCTAATGATGAAGTAACAAGAGATGTATGCCAGGCAACATTAGAAATGCAAGGCGAAGGTATGACAATGGCAGAAATAGAAGCAGAAGCACCTGTAAGTTTTGCAGATGGTGGTGGATTTAACTGCAGACATGAATGGATACCAGTATAATGAAAGCATCTGATATTACAAACTTTACCAAGACCAACTATGCACAATTAGCATCTCATGCAAGAGGATTAATTGTTAAAGATATGAACAATGGTGTAATGCAGAATGGTATCTTTAATTATAAGTCAAGAGATTATGCAGCAAGAAAGGCAACTGGTAAATTAGGAAAATTTAGAAAGAGTGATAGAGTAACCATGTTATTAAGTGGTGAAACAGCAAGAAGAATAAGACCTGAAGGCAAAAGAGATAGAGCATTATTAGTATTTGAAAGAGGAACTATCGTAGAAGCCAATGAGAAAAGAGGTTATAAAATTGCAGACCTAAGTGGAAAGAATAGAGATAGTTCTGCAAGATTCTTGCAAAAGATTGTTGATAGGAATGTGAAGAAATATGAAAGCAAACCTATCAATATTAAAATAGGTAAATAAAATAGGAGGGCAGGATGTCCGAAGAAACTAAAATAGTAGAAGAAACACAAGCAGTAGCAGAAACACCTACACAGGAACAAAATAATGAAGTCGGTAATTTAATTGCAGAAAGCAAGAAATATCGAACAAGAGCACAGTCAGCAGAAGCTGAGTTAAACGAACTCAAAGAGAACCTCAAACTTCAAGAACAACAAAGACTTGAAGAAAAAGAGGAGTTTAAATCTTTGTATGAAAAGATGAAGGAAGAAAACTCACAGTTAAAACCTGTAGTAGAACAATTCCAGATGCAAGAAAAACAAAGAAGAGAACATCTGCTGTCCCAACTTTCAGATGAAGATCAAGAGATATACCAAGACCTCCCAACTATTAAGTTGGAAAAGCACATTGAAAGACTGGGGAATAGAAAAGTGCAGGTATCTGATGCCAAAGAAGTTACTTCAAGTGGAAAGTTTGCCGAAAACACTAAATGGTCAGACCTAAGTGAAAAAGACAGACAAGAAGCAAGAAGAAATCCAAAACTTTGGAAACAGATAGTAGAGGGGTATAGAAACTAAAAACTAAACTATCTTTAAGGAGATATTAACATGGCAAATGTAACAACAACAACAGCTGCTAATTTTATTCCTGAAATGTGGAGAGATGCTATTCTTGACTATGCAGAAAGAAAATTCATTCTTCGTAATCAAGTATCTGACTTCTCATCTATGGTTTCAAATGGTGGCGACATACTAAACATCCCTAAAGTTGCTGAAGAAACTGCAGCTTCTAAATCTGCAGACACAGCAGTAACTTATTCTGCTAACACAGATGGGGTAATTCAATTATCAATGGATCAACATCACTACGAAGCAAAAAGAATCGAGGACATCGTAAGAGTTCAAGAATCTGCTGACCTATTCAATGCTTATGCAAAATCAATGGGTTATGCTTTAGCTAAAAAAGTAGAAAATTATCTTGCAGTAGATGTACTTCAATCTGCAACTGGTAATGATGTAACTTTAACTGCTGATAACACTTTCACAACTGCTCTAATCAGAGAAGGTTTACAAAAACTTCTTGATGCAGGATTTGACTACACAGATGGCGAAACTTTCTTATATGGTTCACCAGCTGCTTATATGTCATTACTATCTTTAGGCGACTTCACAGAAGCTCAAAAAAGAGGTGATGATGCAAATCCATTAGTATCAGGTAATGTAATCCAAGCTTATGGAATGAGCTGTTATCCTTCAGTAGACTGGGATGACGATGGTGGTACTGGTGATGAAACAGCAACTATCTTTAACAGAAATTCTGTGTATTTTGCACAGCAATTAGCTCCAAGAGTTCAAAGTGCTTATGACATTGACCACTTGGCTACTTCTGTTGTAGCTGATGTACTATTTGGTGCAGCATTATCTCATGCTGTATCTTCAACATCATTAGGTGTTGTAAACTTCGTAAATCCATAATTGGACTAACGAAAATCGGTTAAATATGGGGCTAATTTCGGTTAGCCCTATATTACCATTAAATAAGAATTTGAAGGAGATTTAGATGCCATTATATGATTATAAATGTGATTGTGGAAAGGTTTTTGAGGTACATCAACCTATAAATGATGAAAAATACAAGAATTGTTCTGAAATTAAGCATCTTGAATGCGACAATCCTAAACAGATTGAAAGACTTATTGGTAAACCTGCCATATTCTCAGATGACATCGGTAGAGGTCATAAACGAATGAAAGACAAAGATTTATACAAGGAATTAGAAATTGAGTAGTAATACAGCATTAGGAAATACTCCTGTTAATCAGGGATATGTTCAATTAATTCATACTGGAGAAACTGGTGGAATTGATGGAACACTTCGTACATTATATGATGGCGATGGAACTCCATCAGATCTACAGATTGCAAGTAATAAAGTAAAAGTATCTACTGAATTATATATAGGTTCAGATACTTTGCAAACATTTGTAGAAAACACAGTAGATGCGATGACTATAGATACTCCTACCTTTAGTGGCACAGCAAATGGTGTCAATCTTATTTTATCAGGTGATTTAACAGTAAATGGTACAACCACTACAATAAATCAAACAAATTTAGATGTATCAGATAATATTATTGGATTAAATCGTGGAGCAAGTTCTAATGCTAACGATTCAGGATTAATTATAGAAAGAGGGAGTACAGGAGATAATGCTGCGATTATATGGGATGAAAGTGCTGATAAATTTACAATGGGTACAACTACCTCAACTCCAAGTGCTACTGGTAATCTTACAATTACTACTGGGACTTTGGTAGCAAACTTAGAAGGAAATGTAACAGGAAATCTTACATTAGATAGTGTAAATGTAACTGCTATTCAAACTTCTGGAGAATCTTTTGCAGATAATGATACTTCCTTGATGACTTCTGCAGCGATTGATGACCAAATTCTAAGCAAAGGTTATGGATTTGGTAATGGAGATATTACTGCTGTCAATGCAGGAGTAGGACTTAGTGGTGGTGGTTTAAGTGGAGATGTAACTCTTACTGTAGATTTAACAGAATTAACAGATATGACTGAAGGTATTGTATCTACTGATGAATTAGCAGTAGTAACAGGTTCTAACACTAAAAGAAAAGCATTAGGAGAAATAGGACTTACAGCATTTAGCAATGATTTGTTTCCAACTGGTAGTGCAAATCAAGTAATGACCAATGATGCAGATGGAACTTTATCTTCAGAAGCTAATCTTGTATTTGATGGAACAAATTTAGGTATTGGAGAAACTTCTATTGATGCTAAGTTGCATATGACTACTGCATCAAGTGGTTTAGTAAATGTAAAGATGGAAAGTGCTGGAAGTGCTGGATGGAGATTTGGAGTTCCTGCTGGACAAACTTATTTTGCTTTTGATGATAGTTCTGATGATCTATCTACACCCGAATTAGTGATTACCAATGCAGGTAAATTAGGAGTCGGAGAATCAAGTGTAGATGCAAATGTACATATCACAGGCAGTCCAGTAGTCATTAAAATGGAACGAGCAGGAGTAAGAGCTATGAGATTTGGAACTCCTGACAATAGTAGCAATTTTGTATTTGCTGATGCAGATGATTTAAAATCAAATCAAAGAATGGTTATTGATTCATCAGGTAACATTGGACTTGGAAATACAAATCCAACACAACGAATTGATATGAATAGTAAGTTAAAACTAAGAAATACATCAACACCAACAGCAGAAGCAAATTCAGCTATGTTCTTTGCACAATCAGGTGAAATGAGAGTAATAGATGCAAGTGGAAATAATACTTTGTTATCACCACATAACTTTAGTTTGATTCCAGGTGGAGCATCAGAAGATAGAGCTTGGAGTTATTATTCTGAGAATCAACAAGGACAAAAAGT